TTCCAAAAAAGAAAAAAACATAACACATGGCATCAGTAGTAGACATTTGTAATGGAGCATTAAATCAATTAGGTGCTACAACAATACTTTCATTAACAGAAGATTCTAAAAACGCTAGACTTTGTAACTCAAGATTTACGCAAGTTAGAGACGCATTATTTAGAACACATCCATGGAATTGTTTACAAAAAAGAACATCACTAGCAAAAGAGGTAACAGCTCCGTCTTGGGGTTTTACCTCTCAATTTGTTTTACCAGCTGATTGTTTAAGATTACTTTACATAATAGATTACGATTCTAATTACAAAGTAGAAGGTAGAAAAATATTAAGTAATACATCTACTATGAAAATTTTATATATAGCAAGAATTACAGATCCTAACGAATACGATGAATTATTAAGAGAAACTTTATCTGCTAGTTTAGGAGCTGACATTGCGTATGGTGTTACATCTTCTAATCCTGTAGCACAAAATATGTATAAATTATTTCAAGAGAAACTAAGAGATGCTAGGTTTGTAGATTCAACTGAAGGTCAAAACAATTCACCTGATCTTGGAATGACAGATTCAATACAAGCTAGTACTTTTATTACATCAAGGTATTAAATTATGGCACGAGTTGCAGCACAGCTAACCAACTTTACAGGTGGAGAACTTTCACCACGACTAGATGGTCGTAATGATTTAACTAAATATTCTTCAGGATGTAAAACTTTAGAAAATTTTATTGTTTACCCACATGGTGCAGCAGCTAGAAGATCAGGCAGTACATTTGTAGCTGAAGTAGCAGACAGCGATAACAAATCAAGATTAATTCCTTTTGAATTTTCTACAACTCAAACATATATGCTTGAGTTTTCTAATCTTAAGATAAGAGTTTATAAAGATGATGGTTCTGTTTTAGAAAGCGATAAAACTATCTCTGCAATTACTAAGGCTAATCCAGGAGTAATTACTTGTAGTTCACATGGTTATTTAACTGGAGATGAAATAGTTATTACTTCTATTGTAGGTATGACAGAACTTAATAACAAAAGATTTTTAGTTGTTAAAATAGATGGCAATACTTTTTCTTTAAAAAACAAAGATGGTGTAGCAATCAACACTACAAATTTTACTACCTATAGTTCAGCAGGAACTATGAATAAAGTTTTTGAAATTGCAACACCTTACACAACTGCACAACTGTTTGATATTAAATTTGCACAGTCTGCTGACGTTATGTACATTACACATCCATCACACGAAGTAGAAAAATTATCTCGTACTGGTCATACTGACTGGACATTAGCAGATGTTGATTTTACTAAAGGACCAATGCAAGATCCCAATACTACAACAACAACTTTAAACCCAGGTCAATCAGCAACAGGCACAAGCATAGCTTTAGTAGCTTCTGCGACTACAGGTATTAATAATGGTAGTGGTTTTTTGTCTACTGATGTTGGAAGGTTTGTTTTTTTAAGTACAGGTTATGCAAAAATAACAGCTGTTACAAATACTACTAATGCAGTTATAACAATTATTACAGCTTTATCTAGTGCAAGTGCTACAGCAAATTGGCAACTAGGATCATTTTCAGATACTACAGGACATCCTTCTTGCGTTACTTTCTTTGAACAAAGATTAGTATTTGCAGGTACAACTAACCAACCACAAACTATATTTTTCTCAAGGTCTGGTGATTATGAAAACATGGATGCAAACCTTGGTGGTACTGTTGCAGATGATGATGCTATTATTTATACTATTGCATCTAACCAAGTTAATGCCATTAGGTTTATGACAGCTACAAGAACTTTAATTCTTGGTACAGCTGGTGGTGAATTTACAGTATCAGGAGGTGGAACAGATAGTGCAGTTACACCAACAAACATATTAATTAAAAAACAATCTAATCATGGTTCAGCTAATGTTGATGCAATAGCTGTAGGTAATGCAACATTATTTTTACAACGTGCTAAAAGAAAAATAAGAGAACTTGCTTATAACTTTGATGTAGATGGTTATATTGCACCTGACATGACTATTCTTGCTGAACACGTTACTGAAGGTGGACTAACACAACTTGCTTACCAACAAGAACCTAATCAAATTATTTGGGGAGTTCGTGGTGATGGTGAATTAGTAGGTTTAACATACCAAAGAGAACAACAAGTTACTGCTTGGCATAGACATATTTTTGGCGGTATTGTAAATATACCTAAAATTACAGTTACAGATTATGCTAACATTGTAACAGGAACAAGAATTGTTTTTCAAAAATCAGATGGAACATTAATTACTTTTACCGCAACAACAGGTACAGCTTCTGCTGAACAATTTAAAATAGAAACAAGTAATAACGCAACAGCTGCAAATTTAAACGCATCTATTAATACTGCTAATACTGCATCAGGTACAGGCATTACATCTACTGTAGCGTCTAATGTTTTGACTATAACAGAAATCACACCAACAGGATTAGCTTATTTAGTTATTAAAAGTTTTGACACAATAAGATTAACTGTTGTTAGCCAAACTAAAGCTGAATGTGAAAGTGTAGCAGTTATACCTACTGATGATGCTGAATACCAAACATGGGTTATTGTTAAAAGAACTGTAAATGGTATTACTAGAAGATATGTAGAATATATTAATACATTTGATTTTGCAGAAACAGATAATACAACATTTAATTTTTTAGATAGTTCTTTAAGTTATAGCGGTTCAGCAGTTACAACTATATCAGGATTAGATCATTTAGAAGGTCAAACAGTTCATGTATTAGCTAATGGTGCAACTCACCCTACTAAAATTGTATCTTCTGGTTCAATTACATTAGATAGAGCATCAATTAATGTTAAAGTTGGTTTAGGTTATAACTCAATATTACAAACAATGAGAATAGATGCTGGTTCTCAAAACGGAACATCACAAGCTAAAACAAAAAGAATATACGAAATTACTATAAGACTTTTTGAATCTATTGGAGTTGAAGTAGGTGAAAATTTAAACAACATGGAACGAATACCATTTAGAACATCTTTTGATGTTATGGACCAAGGATTACCACCTTTTAACGGAGATAAAGCAGTAGAATTTAGAGGTGATTATGATACAGACGGATTTATATTTGTTAGACAAACTCAACCTTTACCTTTAACTATTTTATCTTTATACCCAGACTTACAAACTAATGACTAAAAATTTATTACAAATCATTCCCTATCTTGCAACTCATGGTAAGATTATTCTTGCCAGTCAAATGAATCATGTACTTATGGATCAAGATGCACAATACGATGGAGATGCTAAACAATTAGAACAAAACAATTTAGCTTACACTTGTATTATTAATGATGAGCCTATTGCTTCAGCAGGTATGAAAATTATTTGGGATGGTGTAGCAGAAGGTTGGGTTCTAGCAACTGCTAAAGTTTGGGATCACCCTTTAGTTATTGCCAGAGCAATTAAAAAAAATTTTGCAAGACTAGCTAAAGAAAATAATATAAAAAGAGTTCAAACAGCTGTGAGAGCTGATTTTAAAATAGGTTTAAAGTTTGCATCATGGTTAGGATTACAAGAAGAGGGATTAATGAAACATTACGGATTTGATGGCTCAGACCATTACAGATATGCGAGGATTTTTTAATGAGTTTTGTAGCACCAGCCATACCTTATATATCTGCATTTACACAAGTTGCAGCAGCTAGACAAGCTAGTGCAGCAGGTAAATTTAACCAAGCTGTTCAAAATCGTAATGCTCAAATTGCAACACAAGAAGCAGAACAAATAGAACAACAAAAAGAATTTGACATTGGAACATTTGAACAAAAATTTTCAAGATTACAAGGTGAAACTAAAACTAATATTTTAAAATCTGGTGTAACATTAGAAGGATCAGGTTTAAGAATATTAAGAGCTAATGCTGAACAAGCTGAAATAGAAAAAGACATTATAGATTATAATGCTAAAATAGGACAAGCTAAAAAATTTGAAGAAGCTAACTTTTCAAGAATACAAGGACAAGTAGCTAGACAACAAGCAAAATCTGCAGAGTTAGGATATTATGCTGGTGCAGGAACAAGTTTATTGAAAGCGTTTTTTTAATTATGCCTAAAATTCCAACATATAATGTACAGGGAAGACCAACAGCTGAAGGAACAGGAATAAAAACTGGTATTCAAATTTCTCCTAAATCAAGTGTAGCCGCTGCACTTATACCAGCTGCAAATCAACTTGCTGATTATGCAATAAAAAAAAGAGATAACGTAGAAAAATTAGAAGCTAAAAAAAGTTTATTAGAATTAAAAGCAGAACAAGATAAAATTATTTTTTCACAAAAAGACAATCCAAATGATGAAGAAGCAATTAATATTTACAAACAAAAATTTACACCTTTAATAGAAAAGGCTTTATCTTCCGTAGGTAATAGAAGAGTTAAAGAATTAATTAAACAGGGTGTAGATTTAAATAATTCTGAAAGCATTTATCATTTAAAAACTAATTCTTTTAAAGCATACGAAAAACAAAGTTTACAAGTTTATAATGACGAAATGAATATTGGAGTTATTAACTATAAATCAACAGACAATCCTATTTTAAAAGTTAAATATAAAACAGAATTTTATCGTAAAGCAGAAGAATTTAATAAAGAACACATGCTTGGAGCTAACGATCTTAAAAACAGAAAAGAAGCTATTGATGCTGTTCTATTAATTTCAGATGCTGATTCTTTTATTGGCTCATCTAATGCAGAAGAACAAATTAGTAATTTAGATCAAGCATTAAAAGGTGAATCTTTTTTACCTAATGAAGATTTTAATAAATCTATTTACAGTTCTTATGAAGCAAAAATTAATTCATTAGCTGTTGAGGGAGATCCTAATGCTGATTATGATGAAGCATTAAGACTTGCAAATGAATTAGAAAATTTTAAAAGATATAATGGTGGTAAAGTTGTATCAGGTAAAAGAGAACAATCTTTTGCTATTTTAAAAGAAAAAATATTATCTGAAAGTATTAGACATGAAGATAAAGTTGAAAAGATAATACAAGGTAATAATTTTTTTGAATATAACTCTGGACAAAAAAAAATATTAGAAACTACATTTTATAATGCTTTTGATAATAGTTTTAACAAACCTATTAATAAAGAAAAAGCGTTTGAAGCAAGTTTAGAATATGACAAAAGAATTGATCAATATTTATCTGTTAATCATGATGCTTCCCCAAGAGAAAAAGAATTATATGCACGTGATTTAAGAATGAATATAATTGATAAATATAATGAAATATCAATAATAGATGTTAGTGAATTTAATTTAAATTCAAATAAATTTTATGCAACTAGAGAAACTGCAGACTTACAAAAATTGTATAATGAATATTTAGCTAATCCTAAAGGAGACAATCTTTTAAAAACACTTGCAAGATTACAAGGCTATGCTGATGATAAAGGTAATATTGATGTTGGTGCTTATATTAATGCTTACACTCCTATTTTAGATAAAAGAAAAGAAGGTTAAATATGGCTGAAACTCCATTAAACGAAGAAACATTAAATTTTTTTAAAACATATAACGATGGAGTAAAAAAAATAGAGCCAGTTGATTCTGGTTTGATTACCAATCCTGATGAAAAAGATTTTAATTTTTGGAATAAAGCAGGAAGATTAAGTTTATCAGCAGCTCAAGGTGTAGTTAATGCAGTTGAAGAAACTGCTGATTTTGTAGATGCTAATATTGTTATGCCTTACGACAACAAAGATACTATGTTAGGCAAAATAGCATTTACTGATTTTATTCCTAGATTTGTTACTCCTGAAAAATGGAAAAAACCTACATTTTCTCAATCAAGACAATTACCTATTTTTCACCAACCTGAAGGATTAGCAGAAAATTTAACTGAAAGTGCTGCAAGATTTATTACAGGTTTTATTGGACCAAATAAATTTGGTAAAGCTATAGGCATTGGAGGTACTATTGTTAAAAGAGGAGCTAGAGGTATGTTTGCAGGAGGAGTTGCAGACCTTACTGTTTTTGGCGGAGATGAAGGTAGATTGTCAGATATGTTAGTTGAGTTTGATAGTCCTGTTTTAAATAACGCAGTTACTCAATATCTTTCAACAGATGAAGATGATACTGAAATGGAAGGTAGATTAAAAAATGTTCTTGAAGGCTTTCTTATTGGTGGACCTCTTGAAATTTTATTTGGTGTTAAAGCATTTAAAAAAGCAACAAAAGCTAAAACTGCAGCAGAAAAAGAACAAATTTATAAAGAAGCTGGAGAAGCAATAGAAGATTTACAACAAGGTAAAAAAACTAAAAAAGTTTATAAACAAATAGCAGAAAACAATGATGGTATTAATATGAAAGAATACCTTAAAAAACTTAACATTGGTCAAAAAGAAGCTAAAGCAGAAACAGAATCTTTTATTAAAAAAATATTAAATACAAAATCTTTAAGAAACTCTTCTCAAGTGTTAAAAACAATAGATGATGTAGCTGAACGATTTGACGAAACAACAAAAGATTATTTACAAAATGATGTTTTAAAAAACGCAGAAGCTGAAGAGTTAGCAACTTTATTGTTTAGAGATAAAGGAGAAATTTTAAAAGCATTACCTAAAGAAGGTGAAAGAGCAAAAACTGCTACAGTTAGAATGATAGCATCTAAACAAATATTACAAGAATTAGCGTTTCAATTAAAAAATACTTCAGAAAAATATGTAAAACAATTTGGTGATGATAAATTAAAATGGACTAAAGAAGCAATAGAAGATGTAGCTTTACAAGCTCAATTAGTTAGAAATGTTGTAGTTGCTCTTAAAGATCAAATTAGAGGAGCTGCTAGAGTTACACAAGCTGGTAATATTAGTGTAGCAAAATCTGCAGGTGAAATTTTAAATATAAAAAAACTTGTAGATATTCTTGAAAGTTACAAAGGAGATTCTGCAACAATGGCAAGATTAATTAAAAATGCTTCTTTATCAGAAGTAATTAATACAGTTGCTAAAACAAAGTTTCAAAGATCAGTAGAGTTTTTTAACTCACTTTATATTAATTCATTGTTGTCTGGTGTATTTACACAGGCTTTAAATATGAAATCTGGTATTTACGAAGCGTTAATTAGACCTTTAGAATTAATAGCTGGAGGAGCTGTTAGAGCTGACACAAAAGCAATAAGATTAGGTTTTGCTCAATATCAAGGAATGATGTTGCACATGGGTGATGTTGTTAGAGCAACTCATATATCTTTAAAACAAGGAGACGCTATTCTTGATCCTCGTTCAAGAACACAAGATAATTTAGAAATTGTGAATGGTAAAGCTATAAGACCCATTAGTGGTTCTAACCTTGGTTTTGACGGAAAGATTGGTTCGGCAATAGATTGGTTTGGAAAAGCAGTAGAATTACCTTCAAGACTATTAATGACAGGAGATGAATTTTTAAAACAATCTAATTATAGAGGTAGGTTACACGCTAATGCTTTAGAAAATACTATGGAAAAAGGTTTAAGTATTACATCTAAAGAAGGTAAAGAAAATATTGAAAAATTATTTAAAGATGGTTTTAATAAAAACGGAACTGCTAATATTAAAAATAGTTCTATAAACGAAAACGCATTAAACTATGCAAGAGAATCATCTTATACTAATGATTTAAAAGGAGGTTCTTATCGTGATTATGGAGCTAAAATACAAAGTTTTTTAAACAACTCTCCTGAGTTTAGATTTCTTGCACCTTTTATTAGAACGCCAACTAATCTTTGGAGACACATGTCAAATAGAATTCCTGGGTTGGGATTTTTTACAAAACAAAATCAAGATTTATGGAAAAGTGGAGATCGAAGAGCTAGAGCTGATGTGTTAGGTAGACAAATGGTAGGAAGTGCTGTGGTGTTATATGCCTTTAATCAAGCAAATGAAGATGTTGTAGATAACAATGGTCAAAGTTTTCCTAAACTTACAGGTAACGGACCTGCAAATTTTGAAATTAAAAAAACTTGGTTATCTCTTGGTTGGCAGCCTTATTCTATTGCACAAAAAAACAAAGATGGTTCTGTAACTTATAAACAATATAACAGAATGGACCCTCGTTTTATGGTTCTGGGATGGATAGCTGATATTAAAGAAAACATAGCTAACATTAACGATCAAGATAAAGAAGATATATTAACTGCTAGTATTATGACTGTTATGAGAAATGGTGCTAACAAAACTTATTTAAGAGGTATTACAGATGCTGTAGCACTTATTGGTAATCCAACAGAAAATAGATTTTCTCAATTTTTTGGTGGTGTTGTTGGTAATGCTATACCTTACGCTTCTTTAAGAAACCAAGGTATACCTGGTATTTTAGAACCTGAAAAAGAAGCTTATGAAACTAGAAGTTTTATAGATAAGATTCTTGCAAGATCAGGAATGGGAGAAAAATATTTAGAACCAAGACGAGATATTATTACTGGAGAGCCAATAGAAAAAACACCTAGTAGTTTATATTTTAACCCAGAAGGTGTGCTTTCACTATCTTCTTTGTTACAAGGACCATCTCTTGTAGGTAGGCAAATAGATACTAAAAATAACCCTGTGGCTTTTGAAATAGCAAAATTAAGAATAGCTTTAACTTCACCTCAAAAAATAAGAAATAGAACAGTAGACTTAACAAAATATAAAAAAGGTAAACAATCAGCTTATGATTTTCTTATGGAAAATACAGGTAAAGTTAAAATTAATGGTAGAACTTTTCAAGAAAGTGTACTAAACGAAATGAACTCTGTATTTTATAAAAATGCTCAAGCAGGAGATACAAATTTTGATGGCGGAAAAGAAATGGTTATAAAGAAAGTATTTAAAGCATATAAAAATGCAGCTTATGGAAAAATGCTTGAAAAATATCCTGAAGTTAAAGAAGCTTTAATTAATGCACAAAAAAAACAATCTAGTTTTTTTGATGGAAAAAAAGGAAAAAAATCAGATCAAATAAATATGTTATTACCACGATAATATGGTATTGAGTAATGAAAGTATTTGATATATAGGAATAAAACATGACAGTATCATCAACAACAGTAAAAAATTTACACTCAGGAGACGGAACTACCGATACTTTTGTTTATCAATTTAAAATATTTGCAAAAGGTGATATTCTAGTTATTATTAGATCATCCACAGGAACGGAGACAACTAAAGCAATAGACACTGATTATACTTTAACAGGCATAGGAAATGCGTCTGGTGGAAGTGTTGTGTTTGAATCGGGAAAAATACCAACCGCTACAGAAACAGTTGTTTTATACAGGAATGTTCCGCAAACACAGGCTATAGATTATATAGCTAATGATCCATTCCCTGCGGAGACACACGAAGAGGGTTTGGATCGTGCCACTATGACTATTCAACAAATGCAAGACGAGTTAGATAGATCATTTAAAGTTTCAAAAACAAATATTATTTCATCTTCTGAGTTTACAGATAGTGCTACAACAAGAGCTAGTAAAACTTTAGGGTTTGATAGCAATGGTAATTTAACAACAATAGCTGATTTTTTACCAGCTGGTGGAGATTCAGCTTTATTTCAATATGCAACATCTACTACAGATGGTGATCCAGGACCAGGAAAATTTAGATTAAATAACGCAACGATTGCAAGTGCAACAATTATGTACATTGATGATTTAGAGTTTAATGGAACAAACGTAGAAGCATGGGTTCAATCTTGGGATGATGTTACAGGCAACGATACTAACAGAGGAAGAATAAGAATTTCAAAAGCTAATTCATTAGATACATGGATGGTATTTAAAGTAACTGGTAGCATAACAAATGCTTCAGGCTATAGTAAAGTTTCATTAGTTTATATTGATAGTGCTGGTACTTTTACAAATGATGATAAATTTTTTGTTGCATTTGTAGCAAGTGGAGAAGATGGTGCAATACCAGGTTATTTCTATAAGTTTGATACAGGTACATCTGATGCTGATCCAGGTGCTGGAGAACTAGCATTTAATAATGGTACTTACGCATCTGCTACAGTAATTTATATTGACGATGCTGATGCTAATGGTGTTACAGTTGTAACAGATATTTTAACGTGGGATGATAGTACGTCTACAATTAGAGGTTATCTAATGATCTACGATATTAACGATAGATCAACATACGCAAGATTTAAAATAACAGGTGCTTCTACAGATGCTAGTGGATATGTAAAATTAGCAGTAGCTCATTTAGCTTCTAATAATACTTTTTCAGCTGCTGATGAATTATCAGTTACCTTTGTAAGAAATGGTGATACTGGAAATACTGGAAACACAGGTTCAACTGGAAACACAGGTTCAACAGGTTCAACTGGACCATCAGGTACAAATTCACAACTTGCAATGACTTGGAGTAGTTCAACTTCTGATGCAGACCCAGGTGCAGGAAAAATAGCTTTTAATAATGGTACATTAGGTTCAGTTTCAATTTTATATGTAGATGATGTAGATGATGCTTCGGCAACTATATCTGGTTTTGTTCAATCTTGGGATGACGTTTCTAACGGAGTAGCAAGAGGAATTGTAACTGTAACTAAAGAAGGAACACCATCTACTTACGCAATGTTTAAAGTAACAGGTGCAGTAACAAACGCAACTGGTTATAGTAAAGTTGCAGTAACTCACGTTGTTTCTAGTGGTACATTTTCAAACACAGATGGCGTTGGAGTACATTTTAGTTATTCAGGTGTTGACGGAACTGGAGATATTACAGGAGTTACAGCTGGTACAAATTTATCAGGTGGTGGCACATCAGGAGCTGTTACAATTAATTTAGCAGACGCTTCTACATCTGCAAAAGGAGCTGCATCATTTAGTTCAGATGATTTTGCTGCAAGTTCTGGTGCAATAACAATTAAAGCTGATGCAATTACTTTATTACAAATGGCTGGTGGTACTGATGGTAATTTAATTACTTATGATACTTCTGGTAATCCTGCTTATGTAGCAACAGGAAATTCAGGACAAGTTTTAACTTCAGCTGGAGCTGGAGCAGTTCCTGCGTTTGCAGCATTAGCACCTGGTGGCGAAGCATGGGAAGCTGTTAAAACATCTAGTTTTAATGCAGCATCTGGTGGTGGATATTTTTGTAATACAACAAGCACAGCATTTACTGCAACATTACCAGCATCTCCTAGTCTTGGAGATTTTATTACGTTTATAGATTACGCAGGTACATTTGACAGTAACGCTTTGACTATTGCAAGAAATGGTAAAAATATTCAAGGAGCAGCAGCAGACCTTACTGTGTCAATAGAACGAGCAGGATTAACTTGTGTTTTTGTTGACAATACTCAAGGTTGGTTACTGAAGTATAAATAATGACAACTTATAAAGGGATCAAAGGTTTCACAGTTCAAAAACTGTCATCTGATCCTACGACTGCAAGTTCAGTTGGACAAATATATTATAACTCTACAGGTAATGCTTTTAAATATGGAGTACCTGGAGTTGGAGCATGGTCGTCAGGTGGAAATTTAAATACAGCAAGAATGTCAGGTGCAGGATTAGGTATTCAAACAGCATCATTATTTGTTGCTGGAGAAACAGGTTCAATTTTAGGTATTGTAGAAAGTTATAATGGTTCTTCTTGGACTGAAGTAGCCGATATAAACACAGCTAGAAAAGCAAACGCTGCATCAGGCACTACAGCAGCTGGTTTAACTTTTGGTGGTGCTAGTGGTCCTCCTGCTGCTGAACAAGCTCAAACTGAAGTTTGGAATGGAAGTGGTTGGACTGAAGTAAATGATTTAAATACTGGAAGAGCGTCTTTATCGGGTGCTGGTACTGCAACAGCTTCTCTTGCAATGGGAGGAGTTCTTGGTGCTGGAGAATCAGCAAGTAATGAATCTTATAATGGTACTTCATGGACAGAATTAGCAGCTATAAACACAGCAAGAAATAATGGTACTGGTGGAGGAACTTCTACAAGTGCAATATTTGCAGGTGGTTTAACTACAGCACCTCTTGCTATTACTGAAACTTGGAACGGAAGTTCATGGACTGAAGTATCAAATTTAAATAGTGCAAGATCACAAACTGGAGGAACAGCACAAAACAATACTAATGCAATAATTTTTGGTGGCAGAACTCCACCAGGAGCTGATGTTGCTATTACTGAATCTTGGGATGGTACGTCTTGGACTGAAATTGCTAATTTAGCTACAGCAAGAGATCAGTTTCAAGGTTCTGGTGCATCTAATACTTCAGCATTAGCTTTTGGTGGTTCAACACCACCTTATACTGTGGCAACAGAAGAATGGACATTACCAGACGTAGTAATAAAAACAATTACAACAAGTTAAAAATAAGTTATAACAAAAAAAAGGAGAAAACTATGGCATACAAATATATAACAGCAGACAACTGGGGTAAAGACTTTTTCACTCATGAGGAGAGAACAAGATTTCACCTAGAAGGTCAACCTGGAAATGTTTGGGTTATAGGCGATAATCATTATGGAGACGCATGGATAGCAAAAGTATCAGGTGTTTCTAAAACTAAAGAACAAGCACAATCTATTGTTGATGCAGAAATTGCAAAAGCACAAGCTGCTTGGGATTTAAAATCAGATGATTATAAAGCTTTACACTCAAGACCAACAGATATTACATTACCATAGTAAGTCTATATGACAGCTTACAAAACTAT